GTACTAGAGTTTTATCAGAAAAATCACAGAAAACAGCAATTTTATGCTATTTAAATGATTTATTTAAAAAACTCAAACCTCAGAAAGGGTGCATTTCAATTCCTTATCTCTCTATAGAAGAGAAAAATATTTCTAAAGTAATAGAAGAAGAAAGGATTTTTAATTTTCCTTCCGATTCAAAGGAATTTCACGAGGACTTTTTACGTCCTATCGATTTAAGTTATACATCTAAACGTTGTATGACTAATTCGAATTTACGAGAAATTTTACTGAATCAGGATTTAAGAAATCTTCCTTCTTTAAATTATATTAGAACATATCAAATACCCTGTGACGATCTCCAGGTAAAAAAACAATTACAAGTAGCTGTTGACCAGCTATTTTTAAGTGGTTTTTTACAGGGAGGTCAAGAATTTGGGTATGACAGTTGGCGAGAGAACTTTTTACATGTAAGTCAAGGACTTCCTCTGAACAATAAAACGTTAGTGAAACATATTGTTTCCCTAATGGATTTAAATGTTTCCGTCGATTTTCTTCATTATGTAAATTTAAATTTTCAGACAACAGAGTTTTCTAAAGAACTTTTCGAAAAGAACTTAGGAAAATCTCTGAAGCCAAAAGAATTTGATTTACCAGAAGATTTTGACGGATACGTTGATCAGACAGAAGAAGTTTATCGAAGTTTTGAAGGATTCTGTATAAGAAACGGATTAACCTCACCATTTTATATGGCAGAGGATAATTTTGGTTTTTTATCTAGTATTTTTCGAGACATTGATGACTTGACTGTTATTTCGAATAAAGAAGAATTTTAGCTTTTCTACTAGGAGGACTGGGAATTGATTTCCAACTCAAAAGGTCACTAGAATATGAAAAGAAAAAGTTCTTCTTAATTTGAGATACATGTAAAAGTGTATATCAGTTAGGATGATCTATTCCAACGATACAGTGTAAGGTGGTTCGTAGAACACTTTGTGTTATACGCCTTACATGGGATTTCTTGAAGAAATCCAAGGGTTCCGCAT